TTTAGTTGTGCGTTTACCTTTAAAAAGAGAACTAGCGTTCCAATCTCCACCCCAACGTATCTTAACACCCATAGAAGCGGCCGTAGCGAGTACAAACCCTCCTAGGTAATGGAAGTCATCCCTAGCGTCCCAATCTATCGGATATGGGGAAATATCAACGGCTTTACCTTGAACGTGCTTACCGAACTTTGTCTTGCTAAGTCCTTCGGCTACTAATTGGTTTTGACGTTCTTGACTTCTAAGTCCTTCTATTATAGTAATGTCAAAATACTTAACGACTTCATTTAGGACGTTGACAAGCTTTGCATCAACGCCCTTTAATCGTTCTTTACTTCTTTTGCCAAACTTTGGCATTACTTAGAACCAAAAACTTTTGAGAAAAAGCCTTTTTTCTTCTTTTTCCCTTTACCTTTGATTTTCTTACCTTTCTTCTTTTTCTTCTTCACATCTTCTGTATTGTAAGCCATTACATTATAAGATGGATGAGTCGTTGCTTTAATTTTTGTGCTATCTGGTTGCTCAGATAGTGTGAGTGATAATATTATTACTAACATTTATTTACCTTTAAATACTCCTTCTATTATATCTGTTACAACATCTACCATTTTTTCAAAAAAGATTTGTTCTTTATCTTCTGAAACGAATGGGATGTCAATACGTTTATTGATTGCGCTAGCAATTTTTTCTGTCATTTCATCTGAACCAAGATGCTTTACAGCTTCTTCCTGCATTTTCTCTGCTTGTTCTTCAGCTAGCTTGATTAACATTGATTTAATATTCATAATTATATCCTATTTTATAGTTGTGAAAAAAAAGTTATGATAGCCATACCGCCAAGAATATAATTTCTCCAATTCTCAAGTGACCTTATTCTACCATTTGAAATTCTTAATTGTTCTTTAATATCTGGAAGTTCCCTATGAAGAATAGCTTCTATCCTTACAAGTCTTTCTTTTACATCATATCTGTATTTATCTATTGGTTCGTAATCCATTAATGTTTTCCATTTATTCTTGAAAGAGAACCTTCTATTCTCGATACTTGATTATCTAAATCATTTATTTCTTTAGTGATAGCATCAAATTTTCTATCAAGTTTATCATCTGATTGATTCCATCTTCCAATTAATTTTATAATCATACCTTCCATATTTTCTAATGTTTCTGATTGGCCCCTATTTTCAACTTTCAATCGTTCCAATGCTTCTTGTTGAGCTTCAGACTTTTTAGATAATGACATTACAAGATATACAAACATTATACCAACAACACCAATCATTCCAGCTTCACCATATATTGCCATAAAATCCATTATTTCTTCTTCTTCTTTAAAATTTTCTGATGCCATTTAAGCTCTTCTTCCATTTCTGCATAACGAGCTTCTTCTTCTTCAATATGTTTTTGCACAAGTTCTGTAATAGTTTTATCCGAAACAGATACTTGTTTCTCCAACTCTTTAATCCTACTTTCAATTTGCCAATACCCATAGACCAATGCTGACACAAAGACCAATCCTTGCCCAAGCCATTTAAGATTAATGCTAACAATGGCGTTATCATCAAGTACAGTAGCCCTATAACTTCTAGCGGTATCTGGCTTTGCACTCACTTAACCTCCCAGCCACAAACAGACCAGCCAGAATCACACCCTGTCAATATAAATATAATTAACAGACATATTATAAGATGTCGAAATTTCATATTTTACCTTGTTTATTATCTTCATATTAAATTCGTCGCTACCCCATCTACTAATTTATGTTTTCCGATAATGATTCTACCATGTCCATTATCATGTTTCTTTGCACATTCTTTAACATATTCTTCTTCTATAGTTTTAAAGCTATTACTTCTTTTTACTACTTCTCCATCAACATCTATAAAATATGTATAAGATGAAGGATAAGTCAAGGTCTCAGTAGAACCATCTGGATATGTCTTTATTTTAGTTACACCGGGAGTTGAATTTATATGAATCCTAACTCTATGACCTTGACTACACCTCCTTATAATCATTCTACTACTTCAACCTCCTCAGGTTGTTCTTCCAATGATTTACGAAGCATATTAATAAATGCCTCTTTACCAACCTGTAATTGGTCAGCCATAAAGGTATTTGTATTCTGCTTGTTCTGCAAATCATTAATATGATTTACCATCATCTTCTGTTCATCAGTCATATCTTCGATAACATACTCTTTGTCATCAAGATTCAAGACTGGCTTTTCTTTTTTGTCTTTAGCCATTATTGACTCCTTGTGTTAGTTAAAGTTTTTTAAAATCTGCTATTGCTTTTGTTAGTTCATCTGATTCTGCTTTAGCTCTTGCCATCTCATCATCGTAGCGAGCCTTTTCACTTTCTAAGTCAGAAAGAGACATCTCTCGTTTTGAATCATCCATCGCCTCACCAGTTTGACTATCAAAATGTTTCTGAGCTAAGACGATGTATGCTGGGTTTACAACCTTATCATCGCTATCTTTTTCTTCAGCAACCTTTTCAAATGCAACCTTCTTTGCAGTTTTTAGTGTACTATACTTAGACCATTTCATTATTTATCCTTTGCTTTCTAATGCTTCTACTTTTGCTGTTAATTCTTGTACTGCTTTGATTAATACTGGTACTAATCTATCTCTTGAAACTGCTAATAAATTATCATCTCCAAATTCAGTAACTGCATCAGGAAACACTTCTTTTAATTCTTGAGCTATAAGACCAGCATTGACTGATATATCATTTTTTATCCATTCAAAATCTCTTACCTTCAATGCTTTTATAGAATCCAGTCCTTTTATTTTTGTATCACGAATGTTTTTCTTTTTTCGAGCATCAGACAAATCACTTACAGCAAATGTTCCTGAATCATTAGCCGCAACACCAATATCTCCACCATCACCATCTTCAAATAAAATATAATTTGTAGTACCACTTCCATCATCAGCACCAGCTTGTATTACTATACCATATCGGTTTGCATTATCACCATCATTTTGGAATCTTGCAACATAATCACCACCAGCTTCCCCAGCAAGAGTAAGACCAGCACAATGAACTGTAGCACCACTATCTTGTGCCATATAAACAGCAGTTACATCTGCATTACCAAGTGTTACTGAGTTGTCCGCTACTCCTGTTGTGGCTCTACCTATTACTGTTTGATTAGTTGCAGAACCATCATCAGTTCTTGCCGCATATCCAATACAAGTATTCTCAGTTCCATCAGTTATAGTGTCTCCAGCATAATTTCCCAACGCTACATTTGAACCGCCTGTATTAACATCGTGCAAAGATTGATACCCAACTGCCACATTATTTGCTCCAGATGTCAATGCTTTAAGAGACTGATGCCCAATAGCAATTGTACCAGTTTGAGCATTATCATCAGTAGAGTTCATAGCCTGCATACCAATCGCAATATTTCCTTGAAGTTGCCTATCGTTACTTGCGAAGTCTCCACCTTTTAGTGCATCGTAACCTATGGCTATATTGTAATCAGCATCTCCACCGCCAGTTCCTTCGACTACATTTCTCATTGCATAATAACCCATTGCTATATTTGCACCAGAGCCAGTAAGAATAGATTGTAATGCTGATTCACCAATCGCAACATTCTCACCCCCAGTCGTGCAAGAAACCATAGCAGATTTTCCTATTGCTACATTGGAAACTCCTGTAGTGACAGTCAATAAAGCACTTGCCCCAACAGCAGTATTATTTGCTCCAGACGTTACAGCACTTAAGGCACTGTACCCAACTGCAACGTTATTATCAGCCGCAGAAGTCATATTCGCATCAAGAGTACCATATCCTACAGCAACATTATTACCAGCTCCAGCATTTGTACCAGCCATAGAGCCAGTACCAATCGCTACATTTCTTTGATTATTAGAAGATGTAGATGCACCAGATAATGCATACCAGCCTACTGCAACATTATCTTCCCCCACAGTCGAATTATGTATTGCTTGGGTTCCGATAGCTGTGTTCCTTACTCCAGTAGTAATAGCTTTTCCACTTTCATATCCAACAGCAGTATTTCCAGCTGCAGTTGTCATTGCCTCAAGTGCTTTATGCCCTACAGCAGTTGTTGCTGTTGCGTATCTTGCTCCTCCAGTACCAGCTTGGTTATTTAATGCTCCATATCCAATACCTATAGAACCATCATTGTCATTTTCATTTGCTAATCTTAATACTCCACTACCAATAGCAATGTTAAAAGAGCCAACTGTATTAGTTGTTAGAGGTGCTTGATATGTAGAACTATCCCAAGAACCTATTGCGACATTAGCCCCACCAGATGTGTTGTTTTCTAAGGCAAAAGCTCCTATTGCGACATTAGATTCTCCATTTGTCAGGTCAGTTAATGCCCAGTAACCAAGCCCAACATTGTAATCAGCATCATCTGTTTGTGTTCCAGTACCTCCAGACTTCTCACCCACAAAGACATTGTAATCTCCAGCACCATCAGAGTCTCCAGCCTCTTTTCCAAATATAGTATTTGATACACCAGAATCATTATTACTTAGCGAGATTCGGGAGTTGGTATCAAGTCTCATTACTTCTGTCTGACTTGCCATTGCCGCAGCAGATGAGGTAAATACTATATCTTCATAAGCACCTATATATAAAGTATTACCATTGTTTGACCTATTACTTCCAGATGCTCTTTGTAAACCAACATTATCATCGTGGAATTGTATTTTTTGCTCGGCTGTATCTGCGGCAGTTGAGTCTATTACTAAATTGTTTATTACTTTTACATCACCAGCAAATGTAGCATTTTGACTTGAGTCTATAGTGAGTGCAACAGCATCAGCAGTCGCACCACTTGGAGTAGTTTCAAAAATCATTTTAGTAGGCGAAGATGAACTTGTCCAATCTGCATCTGCATTTACTCTAATTCTTGATACATCAGTTTGAGATGACTCGCCACCTTTAAATAAGATTGCTCCAATGCCATCACCATCAGCTACAGATGTATCAACTCTTTCTAATTGTATAGAAGCATCTGTTGCGTGTGCAATGTGCAAAGGCTGTGCTGGTTCTGATTTTCCAATACCAATGCGACCAGCGGATGTAATAAAAAGTGCATCATTAAATGCGTTATTTTGCAAAACAGAAAACATCAAAGACGCATCCATATTTGCACCAGTAGAATAATCTGCTTCTTTTTTAGCGGTTATTTTAGCACCACCTCTAATGGTTGAACTATCTCCTAAGTTAAGATGTAGAGCCATTGTCTCATTGACTGATGAACTACCACCAGCAACATTGTCAAAGTGTACTATTGAGGCACCATCTACGCTATCGTGAACGTGAAGTTTTGAAGTGGGCGTTCCTCCTATTCCAATATTGCCTGTTGATGCTTGCATAAAAAATGCGTGAGTAGCTCCATCTGATTCTACTCTAAAATCGACATCTGCTTGGTCTTCATTTATAACTACTTCGTCTTGACTACCATTTTCCAACATTCTTAGCATTGCTACATTACCAGCGAGAAATTGGATGTCATCATCTCCCATATACATCCGAGTATCAGCATCATCGAGGTGTGATATTCCATCCGCAGTATAGACCCTACCATCAGATGCAATTCTCATCCTCTCTGTAACATCATCATCTGCACCACCAGCCGCAGTTGAAAATGTTAATGCACTTGGCATACGATTAGA